AAGAATAAGAATCCAAAGTATCATATGTTACAGGCTCCAACGAGTTCGATTCCGTATTTTCCTGAAGTCTATATACAATCACTTTTAGTCACATATCCATCAAACTTAATTGAGGCGTATTTAGAAGGGAAGTTTGTAAATTTAACTGCTAAACAGGTTTATCAGAACTACTCTCGCGAACAGAATGATACGAAGAGAACAGCTACTGTTAACGACACCTTACACATTGGTGTTGACTTTAATGTGTTGAATACAAATGCCGTGATTCACTTACTTGATAAAGAGTCTAAACAAGCGTTTGCGGTGGATGAACTCATTGGTATGACAGATACTCCTGCGTTTATAACAACGTTAAAAGAGAAGTATCCATTGAATAAGATATATGTGTATCCAGATGCGACTGGTTCGTCTAAGAAAACGATTGATGCTTCGAAGTCTGATATAAAACTTATACGTGAGGCTGGATTCTTTGTAAGAGCTAAATCTAAGAATCCAAGAATTAAGGATAGGATTCAGGCTATGAATGGGATGTTTAAAACTGGTAGTGACGAGGTTAATTATTGGGTGAATTCTGACACCTGCCCATCATATGTATCAGCATTAGAACAGCAGCCGTTTGATAAGAATGGAATGCCGTTAAAAGATCCAAACAATAATATAGATGATATAAATGATGCGGCTGGGTATTGTATGTACTATAATTTCCCAATTGTAAGGAAGACATTTACACAAGCATATGTTAGGAGTTTTTAATATGGTATCTTACTTATATGATAAAACCGCAACAGATACGACATATACATCAAATGATAGAGTAGTTTACGAACTCACTGATATAATTGACAATGTATCAAAAGATACTAGAAAACCTCAACCTGTGTTTAGAAATAACCCTATGGAAAAGAGAGATAGAAAATGGTAAATTGGATAAAACAGTATTGCAAAGAGTTTGTACATAATGTTATAGTACATCCACTAATAATGGTTCTCCCTGTATCCATTGGTGATAGAATGCATGATACCAATGCTAAGTGGGCCTTTGGTGAGGATATATAATGATAAATGAATTACCCCCATATCATCCACAATACTTAGAAAATGTGTATATGTGGCAAGTGGCACGTGATACCATAGCAGGTGAAAGTACAGTTAAAGCTAGGAAAACTCGATATCTTCCTATGCCTGCTGCCATGACAATAAATCCTGAACAAACTCCTATTAATTTAGATGATAACGATTTTGGTATGTATTCATACAACCATTATTCAGCTATCTCTCAATTAATGATGAGGCAGTTCAATCCTAACTATCATAACAACAGAGCATATCAAGCTTATATTACTAGAGCTCAATTTCCTGAATTACCAGCATTCATATTACGTGGTTTATTAGGTTTAACTTCGAATGAGTTACCTACTGTTAAATTACCAAGCTCTATGGAATACTTAAAAGAAGAAGCCACAGTATCAGGCTTATCTTTAAATGAGTATTACATGCACTTGCTGTCAGAAACATTATCTGTGGGTAGAATAGCTTCAGTGTTAGAGATTAACAAAGAGGGTAATATTGTTATGGCTCCTTATTCTTCTGAGTCAATAGCTAACTGGAAGACAGAAAGATCAAAGAACAGTGCAAAGAAGAAACCAACTATGGTTGTGTTATCTGAATTTGAAGACACAAAACCAAATAGAATAACACAAAATTTAACTCCAGTATATAAAATACTTATATTACAAGAATCTGAAGTTTCAGATGAAGATGATGTCTATTATATTAAAGAAGTATCTGAATCTGAGATAGTTAAAGATACTGATATAAAAGATTTAGAAGGAAGTACAATAATACCAGAATATAAAGGTGAGTATTTTAATGAAATACCTATTCAAATATTTGGTCCAGTATCAAATTCATTTAATGTTCAAAATTCTCCTTTAGCCGCTGTCGCTTCCACAGCTCTTCAAATCTATATGAAGTATGCAGATTTATCTAACTCTGAATTTATGTCGTGTTCACCAACATTGGTGATATCAGGTGTGTCAGAGGAGTTTGCACCTAAAGCCGTTGGTTCAACAATAGCATTAATACTTCCAGATGAGTCTGCAAAAGCGTATTATACTTCAACCGATACGTCTGCTTTAACTCATGTATTAAGACACATAACGGATTTGTATGAACAAGCGATATATGCTGGAGCTCAGTTACTTGACTCTTCTAAGAAAGCCGCAGAATCAGCGGAAACAACAAGATTAAAACAAGCGGCATCAGGAGCGACTCTGTCTTCAGTTGTTCGTAATGTTACCATTGGTCTGCAAAATCAATTGAAATTAATAGCTAAGACATTAGGAGAAGATCCTAATGATGTAGTATTTTCAACGGTTACAGATTTCTCTGCTCCTACATTAACTGCTCAAGAACAAAATGCACTTGTAACCTCTTGGTTAGCTGGAGCGTTTAGTCACGAAACGCTATTAGAAAATTTCCGTAAAGCTGGTATGTTACACGATGGTGAAACTATAGATGATGAGATAGAAAGAATTAAACGTAGTGCTGTTAAACCAAACGAGTTCAAGAAAGAAACAAAGTCTAAAGAAAATGAAGAAAAAGAAGTTGATAGTACAAAACTTAACAGTATAATTAAAGCAACTAAAGAGAATGATGAATAAATTTTTAAATAACACAATAGGAAATTAGTATGAATGTTGATGAGTTAAAAGCCGCGTTAGGCGAAAATAAAGATATCGCTGATTTTGTAGAAGCGATGATAAAAAAAGATGTCGATACCCAAGTAGTAGGGTTGAAGTCTAAAAATACTGAGTTACTTGATGAAAAGAAAACTCTTCAAACAAAACTCGAGGATATACCAACAGATGAAGAGTTAGCTGAGTTTAAAAAACTTAAAGCGAATATAGATACTTCGGCTTATGCTAAGTTAATATCTGAAGGTAAAATGGATGATGTTATCAACCAAAAAGTTGATAGAATTATAAAAGATGCAAATGTTAAAAGTGCAGAGTTTAGAACTACTATAGATGACCTTAAAGCTCAAAATAATAAGTTGACTCAAAAATATGAAATGAAAATTGTAGATGATTCAATCCGTAAAGCTGCTCAAGAAGGCGGTGTTACTGTAGTAGCTTTAGATGATGTAGTAAGACGTGCTGATAACATATTTACTATGGAACCAGATGGCTCAGTAGTTTCTAGAGATAGAGATGGTAATCTTAAAACTACAAAAGATGAAAAGACTCTTACACCAAAAACTTTTATAGAAGAGTTAAAAGAAGAAGCTCCACATTTCTGGCCACAATCAGTTAGTGGAAATTTAAATGGATCAGTTACAGAAGACTCATTGGCGAAGACTGCAGCGTCAGGAGACATTGATTCGTATCTTTCACGCAGAAGAAAACAAATTTCAAAAACTAATGAGGCATAAATATGAAATTGTACAAAGGTGGTAAATCTTGTGATTGTGATCAAAGTCAACGTGAGTTGATGGAAAAAGCTGGATGGTCAATATCTAATACTCCTACAGATAAGGTAGAAGGAATTAACGCGGAAGCTGCTAAAGCTGAAGCTGCTAAAGAAGCTGCTGCTAAAGCTGAAGCTGCTAAAGCTGAAGCTGCTAAAGAAGCTGCTAAAGAAGCTTCTAAACCTAAAGTTCAAAAAGCTTCTAGTAATAGAGCTACTAGTAAATGAGTGCATAGTACTAAAATAACTTAATTAACATAACTGAAAGGCATAACTATGAAAGATGAAAAAGGTAAGAAACCTGTTCCAGGCAAGGGTAAAGGTAAAGTGATTCCAGGTAAAGGTAAAGTAGTTCCTGGTAAAGGTAAAGGTAAAGTAGTTCCTAGTAAAGGTAAAGTTCCTGCTAAAAAGAAAAAGTAGGTATAAGTACTTTTAATAAAAGCCTAGATTATTCTAGGCTTTTTAGTATATGTTGATTGGAGAATTAAATGAATTTTGGCGAAGCTTTTGAAGAAGTAAAGAAAGGTAAATCTATGAGATTACCACGGTGGTCTGAAGATGTATTGATTAAAGCTCAGTACCCTGATACTCATAGTAAGATGACTGCAGCTTATTTATATGTAGAATCGAGATATGGTAAAGTACCATGGAAAGAAACTATGATAGAATTGTTTTCTGAAGATTGGATTGTAGTATAATGAATTTTAGTGAAGCATTAATTAGTTTAAAAGATGGAGAAGCTTTACAAAGAGAAGGATGGAATGGTAGTGGTATGGAATTAAGAAGTAAGAATCCACAATTCTCCTCTGACATGTCTCATTCGTACTTATACATGGTTGTTCCAGATTGTGAGGAAGGTATTAGAAGAATTCCATGGCAACCAGCTCAAGTAGACTTATTTGCTAATGATTGGAGTATAGTAAGTGAAGTCTAGCATAAGTATGTTATACAAGTTAATTAACGATAATGAAATTAGTGACGCTCCTATAAGAACTATGAGGCATGGTAAATGGCATAGTATTATACTAGGTATAGGTAAAGATCATATAGCAGAA